TCATTTTGGTGGTAAAGTTTTTTAACTGCACGTAATGTTCTTACGTTAAGTCCTGAATGAGCAGCACCATCGAAAGCACCGATCTTGTTAGCATCTTGTAGGTCAGTAGGAATTGTTCCTGCTTTCCCTGAGAACGCTTGTCCGGTAGCGGCAGCGATGATAATATCATCCATTTTTCTACCCATTGCCATCATAGCAGCTTTCGCATACTGAGACTCTGGATCGTGTAGTAATCTTAGTTTATCAATATCATCCACGATATCGGCCCAGAAATAATCACTCATAGTGACTCGTCTACGTCCGTGTGGAGTTTCTTGATAAGTTGTATCGGAATGACGTCCGACTCGTTCTTGTGCTGTTACAGAATCATAATTGTCATAGAACCCTTCCTCACCATTGAGGGATTCAGTTCTAACCAATCCTCTAAGACGACTTGCTTTCTGTTGAGACAGATGCCATACGTTCGAAGAAAATTGCTTTACATTATGTGTAGTGACTTGACTAGACATTAGTTAGCTCCTTTAAGTAGTTAATATCATTCATTTTCTCGAAGCGATTGTCCTAACGGGTCGTCCTAAGTTACTGATTTTGTGTCGGGTTTGGCTAAGCAATTCTCCCACAGTGACTATATGAAAATAATAGCTGAATTTGAGGCTGTGTCAAGCCTCTTTTCCAGCTCCCATAATTTCGTACAATTTAGACATCTCATCCACCTGTCTTTTGTGATCTGGATGTGAGCTATTATGATAGGCCCCATCAAAGTTTGCCATCATATCACTAGCTTTTTGAGATGCTTCGGAAGGGGACATAGCATAAGCTGGTTTGCCCTCACCTTTGAAGTTATCCTCTTTCAAGAATGTCTCACCAATCTTAGCAAATGCCTTGATTAATTGAGGATCATTCCCTAAACCGGATTCATTTAAGTATGTTTTAAGTTGATCGCCACCAAATTCAGCTACAGCAGCCTTGGCTTTATATACGTTCTGATCGAAGGCATCGCCCCATTCTTCACGTAAACCATTGATTGCTGTCTCGGAAGCCTCAGTAGTCTGAGCGTTTATAGAATCATATTTTTCTCTTGTATGTCCCTGTAAATAGTTAAGCATCGCTTGTGCTTGGCCGGGTAACATATTGTTTTTAAAGGCTTCCTCTTTAAAACCATCATAGAACTCATCATCAACTAAAGTATCCTCAGCCCTCTCAAGCGAGTATTCTCCGTACTCTGTTGGTAATCCGAGTTTATGATAATGAGCGAGCCATTCTTCATTCGTACTGTTTGAGTCTGGGACGACATCCCTATTCTTGCCCATCTTTCTTTGAGCGTGGACATAATTTTTAACAAGTGTTTGTACATCTGGAACCGCCTTTAAAGAAGTATCACCTGAATATTCCTCATCCATTCCCTCTATTTTTGTGAGCCACTCTGGTATATCTGTATTAGGAACATTATTTGTTCCTTCGTTAGTACCACCTTCTCCGCCTGTTTGAACTCCAGTGCTCTCAGTATTTGCGGTAGAGTCGGTTGACAATCCTTGTCCAGTATCAGTGCTTTGACTTTGCCCACCTACATCGCCTCCCATTAAAGATTCACCACTCATCTTGTTCCCCTTCTTGTTTTTCCATCTTCTCAATTAGTTTATCTAATTGTGTTATATCAGTATGGAATGTTTTTAATATTCTTACAACTACAGAACGTGAGCCTTCATTAAAAGCTGTCTCCTGAGGTGTATTTCCTATTGTTGTCCCCATCATGTGACAGGATTTCATTAGATCATTTAAGACTTGTCTTCCATCCTCAGTGTCAAAACAACGCTGATACGCAAGGACTGTCTCCTTCATTTTCCTCGATTTAAACATGTGTTCCCCTATTCAGGCCGACTCTGCTCTAATTTTGCAGCAGTATCAGCTTTAGTATTATCAACCTCTGATTGTTGAGCGTCAAGTACCTGCTCCGCTTGTTGCTTTCTAGCGTTATCTAATTCCTCTTGAGAGATTAACATATCTTCATCAAGACCAAATATCTGAGCGTGTTTCCTAACGATCTGATCGCCATTAAAGTTTTGCATAGCCTCTGGATTAATCTCCAAGATTGGTGCAATAGATTGGATAACTCTAGTAAACGTATCTGCCTCAGAAGCTCTTTGTGCTTTAGAGATAGCCGACACATACTGAATATCTAAATCAAGTCCTTTTAAGGATGCAGGCATAGGAGAAAATTTCTCTTTTCTAAGCATGATTGCAAACAATCTATCAATGATTGGTTTCAACAACTCATTATTAAGACGACCTAGCATTGGACTCATAGTCCTTAACTTCTCCTCAGTCCTTTGAAGAACCTCGGTTGCTGTCATCTGTGGGCCTTGCTCCAATTGAAGCTGGTCAATGAAGAAGGCTTCTCTAACACGTTGTCTTGTTTCTTCTAGTAAATCCTTACTAATATCAAGACGAGCATTGTGGACTAAAGGCTCAATACGATCTTTCGTACCAGCCCTATATACCATTGTTCCCCCCGGAATATTATTAAGTGGGAACAAGAAGCCGTTATCAGGAACCATCACAGGCGGATCAGCCGCTTTCTGGTTGGCCCGAATAAGAACCTTCATTAATGAGTTAAGCATTTTAATATCAGGAAGTGCTTTCATAGCAGGAGCACGACCATACATCTCGCCAGCTATTTTAGTCCAGCGAGGAACTGCATAAGGTTTTTCGTTAAATGTAGCTTCTCCTAATAGGATCGCCTTCTCTTTAATTACATGGTAAGAACCAAACCTAGCATGTTTCAAAAGAGTCTGAGGCTCCATAGCTTGGATAATCTCAAACTTACGCTCCTCTCCTTCCATAGACATCTTCTTTAGTTCTTCGTCTTTATTAAGGAAGTCATCACCGAACTCCTGAGCAATCTGCCTTAGGCTCCAGTTATATGTTCTATAGATTGTATCAATGTCTCCCCTATTATTCTCTTGTAGGTAAGACTCATATATAGGGGTAGAGTGGAATCTAACTGTGTCTTCATCATCTTCCTCTATTCGTAGTACAGTAGTTCCTATTCCGCCTAAATCTAAATATGTTTCGTGTATTTGTTCTTGGAAGTTTGATCTATTTAAAACCTGAATCATTTTATTAACAGAGTCCTGTAACCATTCCCTAACTTCTTTATTAGAGTCTAGTTCTTTAATCCCTGTCATAAGTCCGAACCATACGGAACTAGGGTTCGTCATCATAGAGTGAAGTGCAGATGCTAATAGTTCGTTAGAGTGGATAGATGTACCATCGTATAATTTGTTGTGCTTGTCTTCCCCTACTATAGAGTGTCCATACACATCATCTTTTCTAGGTATCACATACTGAGCTAGTTGTTCCCAATAAGAATCCCAATTGACTCGCATTGATTTCAACTTATCGAACTTTTTAACGATTGCCTTAGCTTTGGCCGCATCGCCTTTGATATCTGCTATTAACATATTATCCGCCTAGTAAACTTGATTGAACAGTTGTTTCTTGAGTCAGTACAGAAGTCTGTTGATCTAAAGAGTTTGGTTGAGTACCACCTAACACAGTACCTCTTTGCTTTTGCCTATTCTTAGCCTGCTTCTCAATTAAGTCATTTCTTCGTTGAGCTGCATCTGCCGCCGCCTTTTTCTTGGCCTCGTTAGCCGCATCTATTCTTTGGTTGTTCTGAACAATAGCTGCTGTAGTTGAAGCCGCTGCTATAATCAAAGTAGCGATAAGATATCCTGTACTAATAGGTTCAGCATGGGCATCTGGAATGTAGGTAACTAATACCCATAATAAACAATTTAATAATAATATCATCTAGCCCCCTAACTCATCGTAATCTGTTATTGAAATATTCGCCATATCTTTTATATTAAACCTGTTCTCTGGGTATTCTAACTCAAGTCCAGCCATTCTGAAAGCATCAGCTCCGTTGGACGCCCAGTTATGTAAAGGGTTGTCCACAAACATCTGATTCTTAGAATCGTATTTACGCTGATAGTTTTTCAAAGCATCTAGGCCACGCTTACAGTTAGTTTTGTGGAACCAAATTCTCTTTTTAAGTAAGACTCTAGCTGCGTTAATTCCGTCGGCGACAGACTGGCGAGGGATAACGTAAGTTCGGATACCGAAATTCTGTAAAGTTTCTTGACGAGAAACTCCAGTACCCAGCTCTCTTGCGGCTCCATCGTGTGGGATGTTGTGGCTTTCGTAGACGTATGGTTTGTTTGTAAGTTCTTTTGCATACCACTCAAGTCCTACCCCCGCGTTTTCTAAGTAATCTATTACATGAATTTCTCTACCTACTAACTGTATGAACCAAATAGAAGTAGTGTCGCTAATACCCAAATCCCAGTAAGTAAATACCGGACAGGTAGGGTCATAGGGAAAATCAATAATCCTATTATCTTTCTCAATATCATTAATATATTTACCATAATAAGCTCCAAGTAAAGCTGCGGAAAAAGAGCACTCATACTCCTGCTCAAATTCTTCCTCAGACATAGTGGCCCTTGCTTCGGCTAATTCGTCTTCATCAACAACGCCAGTTTCACTAGCCTTGTACATCATAGTGTACCAGTTCTTTCCATCACTCTCTAACCCCTTGGCTAGCTCGAATATATTATAGAAGTGGTTTTGTCCTTTAGGTGTTCCGATAAATATACCCCAACCCTTCCTATCGGAAAGAGCTGGTCTAATGACTTGCCCCCATATAATAGGGTCACATTGGGCGTACTCATCCAGTACAACACCGTCCAAGTAAATTCCACGAAGTGAATCAGGGTTGTCAGCACCCAGTAACATAAAGCGTATCTTATCGCCACGATCGGGTCTTGGAATGTCAACACGTAGTTCAGCTTCATTTGCTTTGGCCCCCGGAATATTTCTTGTAAAATCTTTTAAGTATTCCCACGCAACACGTTTGGCTTGGCCATAGGTTGGTGCGATGTATGCGTACTGTGGATTTTTAAGATCACAGTTAAGTCCTCTATCAATCATCTCCATAATAGAGAATACAGTCTTACCGAATCGACGATGACATACGAGAACATTAAAACGCTTTAACCTCGCATGAAGTATAGCTTGTAGTTCTCTTGGACGATAACCTAAATCAATTACATCCGCCCCATCAGGCAGATCGTTCAGGTTCTCATACCCATCTTCCATGTCATCAAAGACTTCGCTCATGCTTTCCCTAAAGTTCCTAACCAGTAAGCACCGATTGTTTCCTGTACTGCACTATCATTAAGTAATATAATTTCTAGTTTCTTTACTCCATCACCTATGAACTCACACTCTAAGTTTTCTTGTATTTGATCCCCGTGAGTTACAAATATAATTTCCCCGTCCCATTTAATAGCAACGTGAGCATCGTGGAGTTGGCAACCAGAACCTCCAAGTGTTCTGAGGTATAATATTTTTCCATCTGGAACTGTGTATGAATCTGTTTCAGTAGCGCCTGCTGCGACTGACTTATAAAATCGTCTATCCATTATTCGAAGAACCCTCCTGCTAACATTTTAATTGAATCTCTTGAAGCAAGATTGTCTTGTATAGTGACTTCAATATAATCATCTTTCCCTGATTCTAATATGAACTGCAAGTTCTGAGCAGAGAGATTAAATGTTGATTCAAGGTAGTCACCACCCGCTTGATTGATAATCTTATTATCAGAAGCACTGGTTGACCATTGACCTAAAATATCAATTGTTTCTGTAATTAAAGGTTCGACATATTTAAGAACCCCATTCTTATAAAACCTAACGTCAATACCATTTGCTAATGCTTGGTTTGACCCTAAGAAGTTACCGCTTGATACTTTAATGTTTGTATCAGCAACAATGAACTTTAAAATTTCAAGTACCTTATCAAGTCCCCCTACTGGGTTAGACGATACTCTAAAAGCAACTGGAGTGCCTAAACCATTAATGGCCATCTGATCTGAAAGACCTGTGGGTACATCAGTTAAATATTCTTTAAGTAACTGGTCTACTTCCTGAGCAGACAACCTAACTGTACCGGATACATTTTGTACCCCTAGTCTATGTGGGTTGTTAGGGTCACGGGCAAGAGAAACTTCCTTAGCTCTCGATACTAATTTATTATTAGTACCATCTTGTAGAAATGATATAGCCCCTGTTCCTGTGATGGTTACATCCCCAGCATTAGGTCGTTCAGCAAACTCTCCGTTCAAGGAAAAGGCTGTTGATGATATATGAACAACTGCCCTAAGATCGTTTACAAAGTTTGCTTCTAAAAGAGCATCATCTACAAAGGATGTCTGACTATTAAGGTAATCAACAATGTGTCTACCGAACTGTTGTTCATCACCTACATCAGAAGCAATCGCTACATAAGTTAGGTCAACATCGGGAAGGTCACGATCAGGAGTTGTAACATCAACATTAGTTCCTGCAATCTCAAAACGAATAGACTCACCGATAGCCGATGGGGCTATCAGTATTTCTATGAACATATCAGGTAAGGGGTCTTTCCCTAAAGGGATGTTGATAGATGAAATGTTTGCATCAACAGCGGCGCGTTTAACGCCAGCTACGTCGATGACATCCATCTTATGGTCTTCGTCCCCTCCAGTAATCTGTGTAAGACTACTGGCCTGAGTTTCTCTATCTATATCGTTGGCTCCGCCCATTAGCTTTCAAGTCCGTTAATGAAGGAATATAATCCTTGTGATTGATTGTCTAAATTAGTTCGGACAATCTTAACGATGATTCCAGCAGCAACCTTAATAGGTCGTTTCAATTCTCTGGAAGGGTTAGGAAAAGCTGTAGAGTTAAACAACACATCTCTCTGAGTAAAAATCCCAGAAGCTACTGCTGTCTCAACCTGTAACTCGCCTCTCATATATCCTGAACCACCACAGCCCCACTGCTCAATCTCAAATTCTTTTAGAGCTGTAACAGTATAGTCATGGTCGTCATCAGAATCTTTAGCTACCGCAGCCGCAGACTCGTCATGCTCATGTATTTCTTCACCTTCTGATTCTTCAATCGAGATAGGTAGAGGGTTATCTTTAGAGAAAGGTTTACCTTCCTCATCACGGATACCAACATCTTGAATAACAATGTTGTCGGAACCATCATCATACTCAGCACCAGTAGGACGAACCAACTGATCTTCTTGAGCAGGAGATACCCCTGTTCCTTTTCTGATGTGGACGATCATCCCACTTGAAGCGGGTCTACCGCCATCATTGTCTGCTGCGTACTCACCGTCATTTCTTACGGGGAGTTTTGAATTTACATCATTACCAATCGCCATTACGACTCTCCTTTAGTTTTTTCTATCGCTTCCCGTTGGATGGCGATTTCTTTATCTAGGTTATCAACCTTTTGAAGTAGCCTCAACTTATTCAGTTCAAATTCTTCTAGGGCTGCACTAAGTTTCAATAACTTAACTTTTCTCATCTGTTCTTCTAGCTTAGATTGCATACTGGTAGCCCCTCAATCTGGCATTAAATAGTCCAGAACATACTGTCCTATTCTCTACCGTTACTTTTAATACGTCATCTGGTTCTAATAAAAAGTTTTCATAATCAAACTGGGTTTCATAATAAGTGAAGTAGGTCTTCTTCTCACCTATCTTATCCCCGTTCAAATCTATAGTGAAGTTACCAATGTTGTCTCCGAAACAGTCGATTAGTCTAAGACG